ATTACTGTGTCATCCACTAAACTTAAATACAACCCATCCACAGGCGTTTTGACCGCGACAGGTGGCGTTGCTGGAGGTAATTTCTGATGGACTGGAAAATTCTTGACATTGAGGCTGAAGGCGACTTGATCACCAAGGCTCGTTATCTTGTCACCGCTGTTAACGAAGTGACGGAAGTCTCTACGGAAGGCTGGTGGCACTTCCAGAATCCAGCCCTTGTCATCCCCTTCACGGACGTTAAAGAAGCTGATGTGATCGCTTGGATTGACGCAGAAGCCTCTCAGCCGGTGACTTATACCGATCCTGATGGGACGACTAAAACGGACACCAGCCACAAGATCACGGCGCGTCTTGAGGAGCAATTGGCGGCACTGACGCAACAAAAGCAGAAGAAGGTAATCCCGCCTTGGTTGCCTCAAACCTTCACGCCAAGCATTTAAGGACAGAATATGGCAGTCAATCTCTCTCCTGTTGGCGGCGTTGCAGCACAGTTCTTTGACAATGATGGCAACGTCTTGTCAGGCGGCAAGATTTACACCTATGCCGCTGGATCTTCTACCCCGCAAACGACCTACACCACGGGCGCTGGCAACATTGCTCATAGCAATCCGATCATTCTTGATTCGGCTGGGCGTGTGCCTACGGGTGAAATTTGGCTGACGGATGGATTTGCATATAAATTTGTCATCAAAGATGCTAATGACACGCTAATTGGCTCTTATGACAACATTGTTGGTATCAATTCAAACTTTATCAATTATTCATCCAGCCAAGAAATCCAGACTGCCACAGCAGGTCAGACTGTGTTTACGCTGACCACAATGGCTTATCAGCCTGGCACAAACAGCTTGTCTGTGTTTGTGGATGGGGTCAATCAATATGGTCCTGGCGCATCGTATGCGTTTACAGAAACCAGTAGCACATCAGTAACGTTTACTTCTGGCCTTCATGTTGGCGCATCAGTAAAGTTCACAACGGCAGTCATAAATAACATTGGTGGTGTAAATGCCAGCCAAGTAACTTACGATCCTGCTGGTACTGGCGCTGTGGCAACAAGTGTGCAAGCTAAATTGCGTGAAAGTATCAGCATCAATGATTTTGGTGCTTCTCCTTCCGCATCTGCATCAACTAACACGACTGCTATTCAAGCCGCAGTAAATGCCTGTCCCGAAGGTGGAACTTTGATTATTCCAAACGGGATTTATCAAATTAATGATGCTATTGTCATTAATAAAGCAATGACGATTCAAGGCGATGGTCCTGGTAAGTGGATTGACAGCCTTGGTGGATCAATCATCAAGCAAACAAATACAACCAAAAACGCAATTACATTGCAAGCAACAGTCAATGGGTATGCGTTTGGTCAATATGGTTTAAACGATGTAAATCTTCAGGATTTTGCAATTGAAGGCCCATCTAGTAGTAGTTATGCTGCTCGTGGTGTCGGTTGCGATACAACCGTCAATGGTGGCGATTACCACATCCGTGAATGCAACTTCACAAATCTTCAAATACGGTTTTTTAATACTGGATTTGAAATGGTTGGAATTTGTTACCTGAACGATTTTTATGGCGGCGTGATTTCCCAATGTGGCACTGGATTTGCCTTGTATAGAGGTGCAGCATCTGATAGTGGAGGTCAAACTCGGTTCTTTGGTAATACGTTTGACCTTATAACCGATGCTTGTGTTCGTTGGAATACCGACACGCTTTCGGGCGATCTTTCTATGTTTGGTTGCACGTTGGCTGACGCTCATTACGGCATTGTTTCAAACGAAGAAGCGCAATTAATGATTTCTGGTTGCTCGTTTGAAAACCTTACAAAAGCACCATCATTAGGCGCTGGAATTTACATTGAAATACAAGAAGTTAATCCAGCATCTGATAGCGCAAAAACTATTATTGGCAACAAGTTTTTAAGCAACGATACTTCAATTTGGATCAACAAAATCACCACAACCGGATCAGCTAATGCATGGTCTTGGCCTATGTTGATTGATGGAAATACATTTCTTGACACAAACGCTTTAGCAGTCACATTGCCAGCCGGTGAGCCACCGTTATCAGCGCAAAACTTTGTTTTAGGGGCTGGTAATTCGGGTTTATCCGGTGGTTATCTGACTTCATCTCAGGTCAGCGCAAATTATGCTGGTCGAGATATGCGAAAGCAAACGATTGCAAGGCGCACAACTTTTGGCCCAAGCGCGGTAGGCACTTTGCAACTTCCTGATGGCATGGTAGTCACGAGCGCCAGAATGTACTTGACCGCAAATGCAAGCACTTTCACTAGTTTGTTTGGTGGTGATGGTGATGTTAATACTCGTTATTATTCCGGTATAAATGGACAGACTGCACCATTGAATACTTGGACTAATTGGACACCACCTGTCCCTCAATTTATTGTTAGCACCGCACTTCAACAACAAGTTACTTTGTCAGGTACAGCGGGTCTTTCAGGGGCGACTGGCGTGTTTGAAATTGAAGGCTACATTCCATAAGGAAAAAAGATGGCGCAAACAGGCTACACCCCAATCCTTATTTATAGCAGCACGACTGCTAGTCAGGCTCCGTCTGCTTCAAATCTGACCAATTCCACATTGGGGTCTGAACTCGCCATCAATATTACTGACGGAAAGCTGTTTTACAAAGACAATGGTGGATCTGTCCAAGTAATCGGTTGGAAAACTGTCCCCACTACGGCGGGTGGAACCGGACTGACTTCTTACACAGCAGGTGACTTGCTGTATTACGCTACTGGCACAACGCTATCAAAGTTAGGTATTGGCACAGCCTACTATATGTTGGGTGTCAATGCTGGCGCTACGGCTCCATCTTGGCAACCATCTGCAACTTCTGTGCTGACAACTCAAGGCGATTTACTTTATGCGTCTGCCGCTAATACGTTGGCGCGATTGGCAAAAAACACCACAGCAAGCCGGTATCTTTCCAATAGTGGAACCAGCAACAATCCATCTTGGGCGCAAATTGACCTGACTAATGGTGTCACCGGAACATTGCCTGTTGGTAATGGTGGAACAGGCATAACAAGTTTAGGAACTGGAGTTGCGACTTGGTTGGGCACTCCAAGTAGTGCTAACTTGGCGGCGGCTGTTACTGATGAAACAGGTAGTGGATCGTTGGTTTTTGGAACTAATCCCACATTTTCAAATTCTGGGTCTGGCAACCCATCAGCAAATTTTACAAATAGCGCATTCCAAGACGTATCGGTTAATTTATTTAATGCGTCTAGTACGGTTGGAAACAAAATAACGTTGCAGTTTGCTAGTAATGGCGGGGCAACTTTAACTAACTCAATCGTATCCTATGGCAGTTCCTATGGCGGCGGTCTGGATAACGCAATTCAATTCGGCAACTCAAGTGGCGCTATTCGAGTAACTACTGCTGGTGATGTGGCAGTAACCACTGGCAACATTATTCCAGGCACAGCCGCCAAAGGCATCAACTTCACCGCCAACACTCCCGCATCGGGGATGACCAGCCAATTGTTGAACTGGTATGAGGAAGGAACCTGGACAGCAGCATTTGTCGCACAAACTGGCTCAATCACAATGGACAACTCTTACAAAACTGGCTACTACACCAGGGTTGGAAGATTAGTTACCGTCGGCCTTCATGCAAGATTTAGCGCCGTGAGCAGCCCGTCAGGTGGTTTGACTGTTACTGGTTTGCCGTTTACGTCAAATTCAAATACCCAATGTCGAAACGCATTGGCTATTGCACCCGTTGCGATTGGTACAACAGCAAAACCAATGATGGCATACATAAGCAGCAACACAACGTCAATCACCATTGCGGGGTTTGATGCAGCGTCAGGTGGATATGTGGGCGCCGCTGGTTACATAACTGCAACATCTGAGATTTACATCACAGGTTCTTACTACATTTAAGGATTGGCCATGTCTTTGACCAAAGCAACTTTTTCAATGATTAAGGGCGCTGTTTACAACGTCCTTGATTACGGCGCTGATCCTACGGGAACAAATAGCAGCACAACAGCAATTCAAAATGCAATCAATGCTGCCGCTGCAACTGTTGGAACACCGTTCCCTGGTGCAAGCGGTGGTGGTGTAATCTATTTTCCAGCCGGTGTTTACAAATCAGGCGCATTGACGATCAATTCACCTTTTATTTCTATGCAAGGCGATGGGCCTACTGCATCGCAAATTATCAGCGATGGTGTCGTAAACCCGCTGTTGAAAGTGTTTTATGATGACGTGAATCCGGCCACTTTCAATATGTTTATCCGTGATCTTAAATTCATGGGTGGTGGTTCGGCCAACAACATTCTGATGATTAAAAACATCGCGTGGTTTCATGTTCAGAACTGTTGGTTTGAAAATGACGGCTCGACTGTAACAACCGTGGCGTTGCCCGAAAGCCTTGTTGGTACTTTTGAAAACTGCATTATTCGTGGTGGCACTTCGTATGGTGTTCACATCTATCAAATCGCTGGATACGCAAGCGCCCCCAACTTGATTACATTTAACACTTGCGATGTTTACAGTTCCAAAGTGTTTGGTCTGTATGCTGATGGTGTTACTCAACTTGCGCTTAACAATTGCAGTTTTGAATCATGTGGCGATACGGCTGATTCATCGCATGGTGGTGTTTGCATCAACAACACAGCGCCTAATGGTGAAGGCCCAGGCGCGGTTCTTCATGGTTGCTGGTTTGAATCCAATACTGGCGTAAACATTAAAGTGACTGAGCGTTCGTACACGCAAGGTGCAACGTACATTCACGAATGTCTTGGAATTGGTGGAAATACCGTTTACGGTGTTTATGTGGCAACGCCCTCGGCTGGTAATCGTTCAACTGCATATATTTACAACTCAGCATTTTTGAACTCAACAAGCCGCGATATTCTTTACGACACAGGCTCATCAGGGACTGTCAGCAATTCAATTTACAGCACGATTCTTTTTAATTCGACTTCTGCAAACGCATTTCCTTTTGATAATGGATATTCAAAATCGTCAGCCGAACTTCAATCGTTTGGTTCAACAACTTTGACTGTAAACAGCACCACGCCTTCCGTGACAAGGGCTGGACTTTACATTGCAAACAATACAAATCCGACCAGCATCACAAATTTTGCGGATGGCGCGGAAGGTCAAGTGCTAATGATCACCGCCGAAAACGGAAACACAACTCTTGTTAATGGCGCAACTTTGCGGCTTGCTGGTGCAACCAATAAAACAATGGCACAACGCGATGTTATTACGTTGGTAAAAATTGGCACTGAATGGCGGCAATTGTCATACAGCACAAATTAAAGGATCAAAATGACCAAGCCAATTGACATTATCACCCGCGCCATGAAAGACATTGGCGCTGTTGCCGCTGGTGAAGTGCCAACGGCTGACGAAGCGCAGGACGGTCTTGATCTCCTTAACGGGATGATTGACCAGTGGTCGAATGAATCCATGATGGTCTTTTACCGGACCGAGATCGTGTTTAACACTGTCCAAAACACGGTTCAGTACACCCTTGGTCCTGGTGGATCTGTGGGCGCTACGTTTGTCGGCTCTGTCGCAGGAAACGTCCTAACGGTGACCTCGATTACTGCTGGCGCGATTACTATGGGCATGACCTTGACCGGAACTGGAATCACCGCAGGCACTCGGATTGTGGCGTTTCAATCAGGGGCTGGTGGTAACGTAAATGAAGCAGGAACGTATTTGCTCAGTAAGTACATGACTGCTGCTAGCACCACGATCAATGCTTACTATGAGCGTCCCCTGACCATCGAATCGGCCTTTGTGCGGGTCGCAACGATGCAAGGCGGGTCTAATATTGCCGGTGGGTATTTGGACTATCCTGTGGCGATTCTGAGCCTTGAGGAGTATGAAGGCATTGGTATCAAGTCCCTAAACGGACCTTGGGCGAAAGCTGTCTACTACCAACCATCAGAATTGTTGGGGACGGTTTACTGCTATCCCAACCCGGCGCAGGGTCAGCTTCACCTGTTCACGCAGACGATCTTCCGCAACTTTGGCACGCTGACGGACGAAATCCAGTTCCCCCAAGGTTACGATATGTGTCTACGGTGGTGTCTTGCCGAGCGCATGATGCCCATGTACGGCAAAACCAATACCACCCAGATTGCCATGATCAACGGTCTGGCGGCTCAGTCCAAGGCCACGATTAAACGCATCAATATGCAGCCACCGAAGGTTGCACGTTATCCTGATTCGCTTATGATGGGCAAGGCTAAAGATGCCGGGTTCATTATGGATGGGGGCTTTAGATAATGCCGGACTTTGGTTTTGTCGGACTATCCTATACATCGCCCTCAATTTACCAGGACGATCAGGAGGCCATCAATTTCTTTGCCGAAGTTGACCCTACCAAAGCGCAGGGCGAGAGGGGCATTGTTGCTCTTTATCCGACACCTGGCCTGCAAACTCAGTTAACATTGAGCGCACTATCCGAAGTTCGGGCATTGTTCACCATGTCTGGAGGGGATTACTTTGTCGCCGTTTCTGGGTCATCTTTCTACAAAGTTGACGTAAACATGGTCGCCACGCAAGTTGGCACTCTGACGACCTCAACAGGCCCGGTATCAATCTCTGATAACCAAACCTCCACGGGTTTGATTGCTTTTCTAGCTGATGGTGTAAACCGTTACACCTACAATTTCAGCACAAACGTTTTCACGACTTTGCCCTCTACGGACGGACCTTGGCAGGGTGCAAACGTGGTCGATTCTGTGGATGGG